CTCCGGTCTAGCCCACCACATCCAGGCATATTTGAGCGCCGCAAGTTCTGCGGTACTCAATGACTTTACGCGCTTCTCGCGTTCAGTCCTGGGGAGTGTCAGGAAGGAGCTTTGCAACGACATCCGTTATATCCTTTGTTTCAATCGGTCCACCGTTTGGCCCGCTAACCTCAACATTATCCGGCGGCTTGCCATACGCATACGCCACGAACGCCTGCACCAATCGCGGGTCTTTCGACTGCGCCCAGGTTCGCATGATCGCATCGACAACGGTAATCTTCTCGCCCTGCTTCGTCTCGACAACCTCATTGGCAATAGACTGCGCCAGCTTGCGCAACTGGTCAAAGCTCTTAGGGCGACCAAGCCTGTTGATGCGCTTGTCGCCTTTGACGAACCCTTTGCCAGTCACTCCGCCTTCTTTGCTCATGTTGTTATTGCGTTGTATCCATCAATTCCGGCGTGCCTTGCGTCATGTCAACCCAGCGCTGGATTGTCACGGCGCAATAGGCGGGCGAGATTTCCACGGCGCGGGCTAGTCTACCAAGTTGTTCGCAGGCGCATATTGTTGTACCCGATCCACTAAAAGGTTCGTAAACTACCTCGCCTTGTTTCGATGAGTTTTGCACAGCCCTTACCACCAACTCAACGGGCTTCATGGTTGGGTGTTCTGGTGACTTCATCGGTCGGTCAATATTCCAAACGGTTGTTTGGGTTCTTCCTCCATACCAACGATGTCCAGCGCTGGGCAACCACCCGAAGAAGATGGGTTCGGCCTGCCAGTGATAGCAAACGCCCATCGGGGAGAATGTCGAGTTGTTTTTTACCCACTGAATTGTCTGACGCCATATTCCCCGGTCCTTGAGAACCTGCCCGAACACCACATGTAGCGGCCCCGGCGGGGCCGCTACATACCACGCGGCCCCGGCGGTGCAATGCTCGATAGCTAAATCAAAAGACTTGCACAACATCTTGATAAGTCCTGGTTCATCCAGGGTATCGTTCACTAGGTTCTCTTCTACGCGATTGCTCGGAGCAATCGCGTTCAGGTATTTGTTCTTGTCACCAACCGCCACACCATAGGGCGGGTCTGTCCAGACCATCTCCGCTTTGTCGCCTTGCATAACTTGGTCAACCACCGCTCTGTCCGTGCAGTCGCCGCATATCAGCCTATGCTCGCCCAGCTTCCACAACTGGCCCGACTCCACGCCCCACTTAACGCGCAGTTCCTCAGCCTTGTCAATTTGTGCGCCTGGGTCTTCGCCTTCGGGCTGGTCAAGGTCAAAACCGCCGAGTTGTAATTCTTTCTCGCTAAACCCCCATTCCAGCAGGTCAGGCACATCCCAGGCATTCGCCAGCACATCGAAGTCCCATGCGCCGGTGTTCTTGTTGAGCCTGATATTCAATTCCTCAACCTCACGCCCGTCCAGTTCACGCGAGGGTATCCAGGCTTCAACCTGCTTGATACCTTCTGACCGGATAACGTGAAGGCGCTGGTGACCGCCGATGACGGTGTGCGCCGCGTCAAGATTGATGATCGGCTTGTCGATCATGCCAAACTTGTCAAGGCTGGTTTTGAGTTGTGCAAACTGTTCCTTTGACAGACTGCGCGGGTTTTTGAAATAGTCCGTGAGACTGGCAACGTCAACGGTTTGCAGTGTCCAGGTGATCTCGCTCAACCCGCCGCCTTTCCTGCGTCTTTGGGCCTGGGTCGCCATACTGGGGTAATGTCCATGCTCACCAGTTGTGCAATTAGGCGCTCAATTCCATATTGCCATTCTGCAATCAGCATCTTGTCGGCCTGACGCTCAGCAGTTAACTTGAAAACTTCGGCGCGCACTTCACTTAGCTCGATGCGCACATTACGCAGTTCACCGGAATAGGTAATCACCGTGGAGGCCGCGTCACGAGACGCAGTAAGCCCTTCGTTGACATCTTCTTGGGGTTCTTTGTGCTTGTCCTTGCGCCACTGAATATACAACGCAACAACGCCAGGAAGGGAAGCAATCACCCCGATGATGATGGCCGCTATGTTAGCATCCATTCTTTAGTTTCCCCCGCGATGTCCTATAAATAGTTGCCAGGGTCAGTATCGCAACAACCAGCGAATGAACCCGTAATGCAGTTGACCAGAAGTTATAAAACACAGCGCCGTGATAACCGAACAGGCCAAAGTCATAAATGTTGTCATATCCATCTATGGCAATGACGGCGTAGAATATCAGCCCGTGAAACGCCAGGAACACCCACCCCAAATAATTTAGCTTTTGTTCACAGGTGGTTACGACCTTGAACGCATAGAGCATCAGTATCAAATAACCCAGGATGCTTATGGCCCTGGCTGTATCCTGTGCTGTCACGGCTGCGGCGTGCCTGGGAACTCGCCGGACGGCTCCGCAAACTTCGCCCGGTTCGCGGCAGTGTCAAGCGGCTGGGTGGTCCACAGTGTGCGAATGACGATGTTGCCGATACCCACGATCATCCCGCCAATGGAGTCAGCGAGTAGCGCCCAGCCCGGCTCAATCGTTTTGAGCGCCGTGAGGATGACAGGGATAGTCAGTACGACGATGGAGATAACGTTGAACCATAGCGTTTTACTGGTCTTTTTAGCTTGAAACATAGTTCCCCCTTACGGCAGTTTGATCCCGGCATAGCCCAGCAGCACGATAATCGCGACGATGATGAGTATCGCGTAGAACACCCAACGGGCGGCAGCGATTGGAGGCGGCAACGGGATGATGGAGATGAGATACCAGATCAAGCAGAACACAAGCACGAGAATGAGAATTGTAACTAGCATAGTAGTATGTACTCCTATACCATTGTAGCACTTACAGCAATATCATTCACTCGATGATAATATCAACACCGCCATTGGTGATCGGGTCAAGTAGTGAGCTGGTCACTTGCTTGATGCAGTGGTCGTTCCACCCTAGCGCGTCACAAATTCCATCCAGTGCGCTTTTCATCCTGGCCTGTAAGTTGTCCAGGTCCACGTGCCTTTTGTTGGGCGGGTAGAAGTACAGCGTCACCGCAACCCGCTCAGGCTGGGGGCAGGCGCAATATTCAGTCCGTGTCACGTAATACGCCTCAGCCCTGGCGAGTTTGACAGCCTTAGATTTCTTGGCCCAATGAAGTCGAGCGTTTGGGGATAATTCAGGTCTTGGGAAGGGCAGGCTGATCGTGATGGTCATAACATTCCCGTTTGCGGTTCGCAAATCTCTATCTGAATGATCCTACATACACGGCAACCCTGTTTATGCCCGTACCACAAAGGGGCTGCATTGCGCATTGGCTCAACTGCCGCAGCGTTGTTCTTTTCAAGTTCTGGCAACAGGTGGTAGCACTCGCATTCACTGGTCCACATATCCCACAACAGAACGCCATATCCGCAGAACTGCGCGGTGATGACCAATCTCCCCACGCGAAAGGCCCTGGTAATCATGGGTGCTTGGTGACGGGCATGTAGACTTCCACGCAGATGCGCCGCTTGATGACATAGCAGGCATCGGGCAGGGGCCAGCCCTCCTCGTGGTAGCGTTTTACCGCGCAATCAACCGCCTCATCCTGGGTCTTTGCCGCGTACACCCGCATGGGCTTTTGTAGCGCCCGTTCATGCTGATCGATCAAAATTTGGTCCATATCACACTCCCCTTATCCAATTTGCTGTAGTGCCCCAGGAAGCCCCAGGACAAGTTTGACATCCTACCTACCGCGCATTTTTGTAGCGTTGAAATTTCACGGCATAAACCGCCCGAATTTCGCCATTCTGGGGCATCGTGGCGCACCATGTTGTGAACATTGTCACCCAGCGTGAACATTGCTCACCGCCCCCTGTGCGTTGCGCGCTAACGGGTGGCATAAAACACCACCATCAAAAAAAACGCAAATACCAAAAGCAGTAGCGTGACCTTGACTGGAAATTGCGGAAGGTTCGTAAACCTAACCCTTTCGGCGGCTTGCCATTCAACCGACTGGGCGCTTATTTCATCCCATGACATTTTGACCAGCCTATCTCCAACGGGATAAACTTGAAACCCGTCGGCGCATAACGCTTTAGATTTCAAAATAAGGTGGCGCGATCGGTATTCTTTGCGCCAGTCGATAGTTTGGTCAAGGATCGCAAATTCGATAATCACTTCTTCACCTCCACCCTCACCGGCCAATTGCTGATCGGGTACGGCGCGTCAGCGCTGCCCGTCCTTTGCGTCACGCCGCCGGGGTCAGCCTGCGCGGGTTGGGCCTTGCCGTTGCCGCCCCAAAAGTCGGGGGACACGTCGCCGGTGGGGTGGGTGATATGGTCCTGGTGGTACTTCGCGTCAAGTTCGGCAGCGTGCCTTTCGCGGTAGTCAGCGCCATGCCAGTTCTTATTGGTCTGGTAGCAGAACTGCGTCACGTCCTGCCCGTCGCCTTGGCCGTAGTCCTCTCCGGGTTCGGTCGAGGTGCGGTCGTATCGGTGAGAGAGTATGCCGTAATTTTTACCCATGATTAACCCCTTCTAGACGCAACGTGTGTCATATTTCAGTAGGTACGTATTTCTCGTATTTTCCCCGTCTCGGTGGGTGAGGGGGGCTTGAATTGCGGATTGACCAAATCATTTAATAAATCAATCCCAAAGTCATTGAAAGCCAGACTATCCCGATGCCCCTTTATTCCGTAATGATTATCAATAAACCAATCGATCAGTGCCTTGTAATCATCCTGGCTGGGGAAACCATTAGCCTCGCCCTTCCAATCGTTGTAGACTGTTGTTCGCTCCCCATTGAGTATGGCGATGGCATAGGAAACTAGGACAGTGTACTTACAGGGTAAGCCCTGGATGATGTGCGTATCCTGCGGCCTGGCGACACAATGAACCTCGATCCAATCAGGGTCGAATGTGTCCAGGTCCGCCTCGCTGGGATGATAGATAGGCGCGGCAGGTGGAACGGGTGCAAACGACTTGCGGTAAATGTCCAGGCAGACGGCGTATACCCACACCCACACGACGCAAGCAGCGATCATACCCAGGATCAAGGGCGCATTGGGCGTATCCTTGTCTCGGATAGAAAAGCCTAGTCCAGCAAACAACATCCCCGCGACGAACGCCGCGAGAAGTGGCTGCCAGAACAGTTCGCCGCGTGGATGGAAGTTCATGTTGTCATCACCTCGCCGTCACAATCGCCAGGGCCATGCCGATGATCGCCCCGCAGGCCGCTATCAGCGCGACGGCCATGAACACCTGGAGCCTGATCTGCGCACCGTTCCAGCGTCTCATCTCAGCCCCATTTGGTCGTCAGCGTCAGCCGCCGCCCGGCACAGGCCCAGGATTAGCAACACGGTGAACACGAACACCACCGCCCCGCCGCAAATTAGGGTCGCTATCATCTCTTTACCTCCACAACAGTCGCAATATGCAGTACATGATCCCGCGTGTCATGCTGGACGAAGGCATAACTCGCCGCCTGTATCTTGTGATACCGCTGCGGGTCGCTCATTGGCAGCCGTTGCGCATCGGCAAGCGCGTCACGAAGTTCACGGCATTTGTCACAGTTGGTCATCGTTTTCCTCCGCAGTGGCCACAGGTCACCTTTTCAAGTTTCCAGTTACGATCACGGGTAAACTTCCAGCCGTCATATTCAAGCTCATCAATTGCATCGTTCATAATGCTACTGATGCGGTACTCAGCCATATCCTCCCGGTGTTCGATCACCCCGCATTTGTCACACTGGACATCAACTTTGACGCGTATCATCTCATCCTCCCTGCCCTTCGCGGGCTGGCTGCACGGTCATATCCCCGCCAATCGTGGCTGCTGTTGCGCGGCCTTGATGCGCTTCTCGGCTATGGCGTAATAGCCGGGGTCGATTTCACAGCCGATGAAGTTACGGCCCAAGTCAATACAGGCTTGTCCGGTAGTGCCACTTCCTGTAAAAGGGTCAAACACGGTCTCGCCCTCGCGTGTCCAGTGGTAAACCAATTTCTTGAACAGTTTCAGGGGTTTGGGCCAAACATGGCCGTTCTTCTGGTCCGCCTGCCCAACGGGGTAATCTAAAACGTCGTTTCCCAATGGAATTAGGGGCATATGATAGGCAAGAATAGGCTCAAACCCTATGTGCATACAGGCAGAGCCGCCCATAGACTTAGAGCTTCCGCGCCATACATATTCCCACGCCGGCGCTTTGCGACGTATCCAATTGAAACTTTCGAGTTTTCCAGGGGTAAGCACAACCCGTTTTCCGATGCGTAGAAATTCATCAAGCAGGTAAGAGAAATCCCCATCCAGGTACGGCGGGTCTGTCACCACCGCGTCAACGCTGCCCGGCGCAAGGGTGCGCATGAAGTCAAGGCAGTCACCCAAGTAAAGTTTCTCACTCACCTCATCCCTCCTTCGCGGGCTGGCTGCGCGTGCTTCTTGATGCCCGCCAATATCCGCCGTTCCTCGTAGGGTTTCCCAATGTAATCCATGCAAGCGGAGAAACATGCGTCACTACAAACGGGCGGCTCTACTGGTAGTCCCATGCAACCGCACTCGTCACCGTTACAGCACATCACCGGCTCATAGTCTAAGGGCTTGCCACAAATGATGCAATAGTTCACCTCACCCCTCCTTCGCGGGCTGGCTGCGCGGTCGCACGGGCTTCTTTGTCCGAGACGCTCAGCACATCGCCGACCTGGAAAAACTCAGGGCGCATCACCTGCTTGAAAGCCCCGGTACTGCCCATAGTGTTTTTATCCACCAATACGTCAACCGTACTGGAATATCCTTCATCGCTTCGTTCCCGTTTTAGGATGACAACCAAATTGGCTTTATCGCTTTTCTCACCAGCGCCGCGCATGTCGGTTCTATCAACCCGTGCGAATTTTTCTTCCTTCCCGGCCTTGCTCATCTGCGCAACCATCAACACGGGAATGTCTGATGTCTCTGCAAAGTTTTTGAGCTGTTCCACGTTATCGGCCTCTCGCTGATAGATGTTCGGGCCGAATAATCTGGACTGCCGCGTTGATGCCGCAGCCTTTTCCAGATAGTCGAGCACCACCGCATCACACTTATCTTCTGCATGAAGCCGGGTTAGTTCTGAAATAGTGCGCTCCATGCTCCAGCCAGGCGTGTGGACGTAAGTGATAAAGCCATCCCAGGCCATCAAGCGCGGGCGGATCGCCTTGATCGCCGCCTTCTGCGATGCGTCCAACTTACCCTCTTTGATGCACCGCGCCAAAATATTTACATGCCTGGAGGTTCTGCGCAGCATCATCAGCTTCCGGTTGAGTTCATAATGGACAAACACAACCTTGTTTTTATGTTCTGCCCAATATTCGGCAATGCTCTCGGCGTAGATCGTTTTACCTTGCCCATCTGGAGCAGTCACAACCCCCAACATTCCGGCATCGAGCGGATCGATAAGCGCACGCCATGACTGCCAGGGCCAGGATAAAACCTTGCGTTCCTTATCTGGCATGTTAGCAATTCGTTCGTAGTCCTCAACCATCTGGTCAACCAGATCGAACGACTCGGGCCAGGTCATCACGACGCCAATGTCACCACCACCGAGATGAGCAAGCGCACCCGCCAACCATTGCCGCAAATCCTCAGCCTCATCTTCGGCATAACATTTGCGTAGAAGTTCTTTCGCTAATGCCTCAAACTGTGCAACTTCGGGATTCATACGTCCACCACCTTGCCGTCAGATAAAACGATCTGGCCGTGATATTCTGGTTTGGGTTTCCCGTTAGACTTGGGACCGCGTCCCTCGGCCTTCCAGCGCGTCAGGATCGCCAGGGCATATTTCCACGAACGCTTATTAACCCGTGCCGATTCTTGCATTGCTTCCACCACCCATTCCACTGGATATGTTTTTTCGGCATCGTCCAGCTCTTCGCTTATTAATGGGGTAAGCGGTCCAATCTCACTCTCGTAAGTTTTGTAGACGTTCACGAAGGGCGGCGGGGGTATCCTGTCTCCGTCTCCGTCTGTCTCCGTCTCTTTTCCGTCTGTCTCCGTCTCGCTCTTTTTTTCTGGATACCCTATCTGCGTTTTGGAATAGGGTATTTTTTCGTGTTCGCAATAGAACCGCTTAAGCGCACAATCGGTGATGGCTGCTATGTCTTTCTTGACGCGGACCTGTACCTTTACGTTATCCCCGCTGTCGTTGTACTTTTTTAGATTGACAACCCACACGATCCCGTTCTCGTAAAATACCTTTCCGCTGACAGTGAAGGTATCCAGGATTTGAGATACCCTATCCACGGGCAAGCCAGTATCCAGGGCCATGTTGCGCTTAGGCATTTCGTACATGCCACAAACGCTGGCGTTAGGATTGCTGAACAGATAGACGAACAATAATTTCTCATCTGGTTTCAGTTCGCTAAACCAGGCATCTGCCCAAATTCGAGTATGAATATTTCTAAATTCCGCCATCGATCCGCCTCCAGCCAAAGCGTTTGGCAATTCCGAAAACAGTGGCAATCGTTATAGCGCCGGTAGTATTCCCCGAGGCGTTGAATGATGCCCATTTTTTCTCAATCTCGTTTCCCTTACCATCCCCCCAGCTCTCGGCTAAACCATAACCACCCTCGCCAAAGGCGGAATGGATCGCCATCAATATCTCAACCCATTCTCCATAATCTACCTGCCAGGGTGGAATAAATTTCAAAGCGTCGGCCACTTCCTGTTGACTGGCCGGCGCGTGGTAGGTTTGCGTATTGCGCTTTTCGGTCTGCCCAGTTTCAAGATATTGGGCGATAAGGTGTTGGACGACCTCCAGGGGAAGGATGTTATTTACCATCTCAACTCGGCAGCCTGGAGCACCATAAAAGAACCGCACGGCGTCTTTACATTGACGATCGGCGGTTCCAAATAACCAGAGTAGGGCGGAGGCAGCCATCGAATAATTTTTGGATAACACAATTGGCTTATCAAGCAGGAAGATAACCCGGCTGCGTGGCGATTCATCTTTGTGACTGATGGTGGAATATAGGAATGCGGCATACCGGCCAATGAAACTATCCTTCAGAAGATGGTCGATTGAACTGGTCACGTCCCCATTGTCGAAGTCCAGGCCCAGGTGTTGCCCGCATAGGTAATTAGCCGCGGTGCGCCAGTGATCTTTATGCTGAGTGGTGATCGCCCTGCCTTCGTAAATCGCCGTTACAATTCGGCTGATGCCCAACTCGTAATTCTCAAACCCCGCGTTGAACTTCGCCCAGGCTGGATCTCCAGCGGGTATCTTGCGATTGAGGATGTACTGACTGACTGCGATTTTATAGGTGTCAGGCGCATCCATTAGTACCGCCAGGTCTTCGTGCCGAACCTCTTGGCGCGTATCTCCGCAATACGCTTATCAATCCGCCTGATCTGCCAGGCGCGAACGAGATCAAGTAACCATGTAAACATTTTGACCCCCTATGGGCGTTCGTTGATTGGCGTTTGAATGCGTTCTAATTCTTCCTGGGTAACGAATGGCCGGCTGCTCATAGGCAGGTACACGACGTTTACTTTGCCGTCCTTCACCCACCTGGTAACTGTCACGGGAGTTACCCCCAATATGTCCGCCACTTCTCGCTGCGTGTAAAGTTTCTTTTCCATGTTTATATTTTATAACGTATGTTAGGAATTGTCAAGCCTTTATTTCGGGCCAAAGAACACATCCCAAATTTTGAAGTTTGCGCGCTGCTATATATCCCCCTGCCGTACCATCAGTATTAGGATTGATTTGCCACAATTTCTCGTCTTGTAATATTCCAGATGATCGCATTTTGTTTAGATCAATCAGACACCCATCACATAAACCATCTTCATTCGGATGTGCAATTGCGAAAAAATACCAACGTCCAAAACCTTCCCGAAGTTTATCTATTTCCGTCTTCAGGCCGTATCTTGAACGCCAGCGAATAGACAGATCAAAAGCTAGTGGTTTTCCATCTGGATAACTATATTTGTACCCACGAACACGAACAGCGACATCACCGCCCGATAATTTTATTATTAGATCGGTAGCTTCCTGGGTATCCTTTTCAAATGTTGCGTCTTCGATATCGAAAAAATAGCGTGAAGGTATTCTGCCAATTGCGGTTTTTATAACCGGCATCATCTTTTCGGAAAGTGCAAAACCCGTTGTCATTTAGCCTCGTTTCCCCATGTATCAAAACCTTCAATAGATCGACGATTAAACATATCTAACCGCCTTCCAGGTGTAACCCTTCTTACAACTTCGTAAAATTCTTCTGGTTTTTCACTATGTGCCCGTCGGGGTGCAGTAAAGCAAACCATGAAATTTTTAGTCTCATTGAACACTGGCGTTCCGCGTCTTGCGTATAATGCGAACTCACAATTGTATTGTGGAAGTCCGAAAGGTTGGAAGCCGCCTGGTTTGTGCCACGTGAAGGTACATACATATTTCAATCCCCACGCTTTCAATAATTCAAAGGCATAGGGTAGTTTCTTGTGCGTTGTCCATAACCAGACGTGGCAGTTATCATCAAACGGAATGGATAGGCTTTTGATTTCATCGTCTGACATCGTAGGATATTCAAACCCTACTTGATTTGGTGCCACATCACGCTCGATCTTTTCCATATCCCAGGGCGGATCGATCACGATCACGTCATAAACACCGGTTGTAGCTTTTACTTCCTTAGCCTCGATATTCTCCAGGTGGTTGATAACTTCGGCGCGTTTTATTTCTTGTATCGCCCGGCTGACAGCCATTTCCCCGCTTTCAACTTTGGCTATGATTTCGGGAGTGCCGTGGTCAATAACTTGACGGGCACGCTGTACCGTCGCAACCCCCACATTCATCATTTCTGCTGCCTTTGGCTGTGAAACAAATACATCAATTGATGTATTTAATGCCTGCCGCCCACGTTTCATATCCGCAATCCTAGCCCCCACCATTGCCCGTTGACTTTCGTTCAAGTGTCGCCGGTGCAAGTTGTGACGGATGACATAAGCCAGAGGGTCATCACCCACGAACATAGAATATTCAGGTATAACCCCCACCGTATCCGCTGCCAGTTGTCTATTACGCCCGTCGAGAATTTTCCCATCACACAAAACAATTGGTGCGGTTTTGTCGTAGCCCGTTGCCCGCATGTCGTCGCAAAGCTGCCCCAGCTCGGCGGGGTTCATCATAGGGAATAGATTGGCGTATTCGTGGTATTCCAGCATCACTCCCCCTTGACCCATTCATTGACAGCGGGCGTTGTTTCTGTCACAATCCCCAGGATCGCACGCCCAGCGGACGTATTCACCAGGCAGGCCAACCGGCGCATAACATCAGCGCGAGAACGGCCAGACAATTTCGCAGCCTGGACAAGCGCCTCGTTTTCTTCTGGCGTTGCCCGAAACGTAACCACCACCGACGCATTATCAAATTGTTTATCCATGTGAAGCCTCCACACATATAATACCACAACGCTAACGACTTGTATAGTACCCAATATTGCTTATTGACAAAATGTATACAATGCCCTATAATATCAGTATCAACCAATTCAATTCTCAAGGAGCGACAATGACCACCATAGCGATCTACCAGGGCGAGCGGGTGAAGGTGATCCGCACCAAAGGCAGCGGCGAGAGCATGACAGCGTTTATTCAGTTCCAGTCTACCGAAGCGGTGCAGTGGGTGAAGGCCAGCGACGTGCAGGCCGTGGCGGTAGGGGAGGGGGCGAGATGAGCAAACATACACCGGGTCCGTGGTTTTGGGAGAAAACGCGCTATCGTGGGAAATGCAAGGGGTGGAGGCTGGCAACCCAAAAGAATGGGCATTGCATTGTGATGGACTTCGCTCGAAGCGGGATGGCTGATGGTCAGCCGCTTTTCAGTGATCGTGGCGATGCTCCGCTTGGTGGGATTATGATCGACGCGGATAGTATCGACAATCTCAATATGCACCAGGATGCCCGCCTGATCGCAGCCGCGCCTGACCTGCTCGAAGCACTAAAGGCTTTATGGGAAGCGTGTATTTTGGCAGATGAACATGAAGAATTGTCGGAGTACGTCGATGGGTCTTTTCTTGATGATGCCCGCGCTGCAATCGCAAAGGCAGAAGGGGAGGGGACGAGATGAGCACATTCCACGCAAACGCTAACGCATATTCGGCCCGCAACATGAGCCAGGCCAGCGCGAACATCCAGCGCATGATCGACGCAGAGGAAGCCGCGAGGGGGTTGATACTCGAGACCAGCCTCGCACTAAGGGACCTGGTAAACGATGAAAGTTGGGAAGCGTTCTGGGCAACCGTGCCCGAGCCGTCCACGAACGTCACGATCCTGGCGATGATCCAGGCCGAGATAAAACGGATTGACGACTTCCGCAACTGGCAGGATGACCGCGAACTTCACGCGCAGTTGAGAAGGGGAGGGTAGCAATGATCGGCGCAGACTTCATCATACTGGCAATTATTCTGATGGGCGTGGCTGGTATCGCCCTGTGGATCGACCGAGACATTGTGAAAGGACCGAAATGAGCAACGAAATTGTAGTTATTGAGCCTGAAATTCGGCTCGGCAGCCTGTCAGTTATGCACCCGTCCGATATGATCGGCAGGGCCAGCGAGATCGCCACGGCACTTGCCAAAGTCGTGAAGGATCGCAAGCTCAGCCGCAACATTAGCGGCCGCGAATACGTCTACGTCGAGGGCTGGGCCACGATGGGCGCCATGATCGGCGTGCTGCCCCGCGAGGTCCAGGACGCGACCCAGGAATTAGAGAACGGTGACTTCATCGCGGCTGTGGAATTGATCCGCGTCAACGACGGGGCAGTGGTTGGATTCGGCTCCGCTATCGTGGGGTACGACGAGAACACCTGGAAGTCACGCCCGCGCTACGCCAAACGCTCCATGGCGATCACCCGCGCAACTGGCAAGGCATACCGCCTGGGCTTCTCGTGGATCATGGCGCTTGCGGGATATGCTCCAACACCCGCCGAGGAAATGGACGGGATGGACGAACGCTACCAGCCCAATATGACACCGAGCCCGGCGAACGAGATCAAGGTGGTCAAGCCCCCGGCGCCAGCGCCGGTAGAGACGGGTGATCCGGCCCAAGTGCAGCCCCAGGTAGACGCATGGGAAGCAACGAAACAGGCGAAGGGCGAACAACCCGTGCAATCGGAACAAGAAGCGCCAGTCGATCCTATTACTACCATCGAACAGGCCGAGGCCGAGATTAGCGATACTGAGCATATCCCCTATGGCATGATCGCAACCGAGGCCCTTGTCAATCGCGCAAATTCCCTTGCAGCCGTCAAGAACCGCGACAATGGACAAATCCGCAAGTTGGGGGCATTACGCATCATCATCAAAGCGCGTCGCAATGGACGGCCCGTAATGTCAGGACACGCATAACACCGGGGGAAACGCGCCAAACATTACGGGCGGCGCTATGAGACAAACCTGTACCGGCGCAGGGGAAACACCGGCATAAACTTCGTGTAGTATAACAAATGAACGTCTAGTACAGGAAGGGGCATGATGGAAGATATAACCAAAATACCAACGGCTGAGCTTATTGATGACCTACGTGATGGCCTGGATGATATTGCCGTTTGTAAAACAGCCTTGCGTGAAGGCGTTACCAGTTATTCCGGTGGAAGTGTGGAACATCGCTTGAAAGTAAACGAGATCATCAACGCCAAGATCGAGGCCGAGTTGAAGCGGCGAGGGGTGGTGTTTACGATATGACCCGCAACCTGATAGCCGTGCCTCAACTGATTCTCCTGGCCCTGTTCGCGTGCGCCGTCGCCCTGGCCGTTGCGGTGAACCTGCCGCCAGTCAAGGTCATGGACCAGGTACATCTTGACAAGCATCCCGAAGCGGGTGAGGTCATGCGGTGCGAGTTCTTGCAGGGGGTGTACATCTCCTGGGACAAGTCGATGAACTGCTACAAGTTTGAGCTAATCAAGCAGTTGAAGGATGGTAGACTCTGTAATCAGGTGAGTTTCCCAACCGACGCGGGGCTTCTGGTAAAGACGGCATACGCCTACGCCATGGGGGTAGGGATGGACGACCTGGACAAAATCATGCGCTCAAAGGGATGCACGCGCATCAAGTAGGGAGGCTGAAATGAATACTGAAAGTTTTGTGGACACTTTGAGAATGTGGTGTTACGCATCAATTGACACAGACAAACACCCCGCGTCAGAATTTCAAGAATATCGAGCCTGGATACGCGCAGAGCATGACCGCGTAATTTCAGAACTCACCGAAACCCAAAAGGCGCTTGGGCTTATGACGCTTGCGGCTGAGGCGGAACGCGCACGGGCTGAGAAGGCGAGGGAGGGGCTTGCTGGGTTAGTCAATGCCATAGCTGCGGACTTCCATTTGACCAAGACGGGGAGTCCCGACTCGAACCAGGCTTATTTGGCGTTACAAGAAATAATGCGTCAGTTGGAAAATTCTCGCCGCGTCCTTGCCGACACTTCCCCGCCAGCCTATCCCAGCACGGAGGAGGTGAAGTCTGACGACAACTGACCCGAAAGCATCCTGAGCGCAAGGAGGCACACGATAACATAGATATATAGGCTCTAGCCGCAATCTAGAACGGCCTTCCGTGGTGGAGGGCCGTTCAAGTTTACCTGTGAACATTGTCGCTTGACAGCAATATTATCCACAATATGATATAATTAGCACATCGAAATGATCGGCCAGGATCATCAGATACGCTATAATCAGAACACCGCTCTTGTATCGGCTGGCCCCGATGCGAGGGCGGTTTCCTTGGGGCAATATGAATATCAATCAGGCTTTTGTCGAGAAGTGTTGTCCGGTGTGCGGTAAGTATTTTATTGACAATTCCAGAAATGCTATAAAATATGCTTGTTCTCGATCGTGTAGACAGGAATTCTGGAATGAAACACATCCCGAACAATACCAGGAAAGAAAAATGTATTTACGTTATAACGTATATAAAAGACTGGATATTGAGTTCTCTCCCGAAGAAAAGGTCGAAATAGAACAATCTATAAAATTGGGGGTTTGTCAAATATGCGGAAGAACTATGACTCCCCGAAATTCACACATCGACCACAACCATAAAAACAATAAATTTCGCGGAGTTATATGCTCCCATTGCAATCTAACTTTGGGCATGATGAAAGACGATATTAATTATTTGGAGCAATTGATTTCCTATTTGAAAAGAAACCAATAATTCTTAGCACAAGCCTGCCCTTTCTGCGTCACATAATGCCTATTATTTTACCAACACCAATATCACTCCCACCCAGAACACCGCGCAGCCGATGACCCACCAGGCCAGATAGCCAGGATGCCCGTCGTCGCGGAAGTCTCTCATACGAACTCATATGCGCCGATTGAGGGCGGATCGGGCCGTGCAACTCCATCGAAGTCAGTCAATACCCCAACATTGACACCCGCTCCCCGGCATGGGCTGGTAGATTGTAGGTGGAAATTTGTCCATACACATGACATCACAACATCAGTCTGCGCTGCGGTGTGAGTGCTGGTTAGGTTGACCAATAAAGTCAAACTAACCCCGGCCTGGATCGTATCGATAGTACCATACTCATGCCTTGCCCCATCTGGGCAAATTGCGACTATATCTCCGGCATTAAATCCCACAGTAGATGCTACGTTTAGAACCTTCTGGCCGCTGTTGCTGTCGGCGTCTACTGCGGTGTAGACAGAACTTGATAATTTTGGATCAACTGAAATACCATGAGCATCAGGATGTTTTGTGGTCCCCGCCAGCTTCCAGTTAGCCAAACTCTTGTATACACCGCCGACTTTATGCGCACGATCTGGAGTGGTGTAGTTCAGGAATATACAACAGTTGTAATCGATGGCTGTCGAGTTATCGATAACGGTGTCGTCTTCGGCTCTCATGCAGGTAGCCCCCGAAAAAACCACGGCGGCATCCTGAACAATAAGATTATTTTGAATATTGGCCCCAATGGTGGTTGTCGGTAATGAAATTCCATAACAATTGGTAACTGCCGTGGCGTTGTTTACGAATGTGTTATGGAATACATTTGCTTCAGCACAGGAGTTGTCATATGTAAACCCGTTGCGGCGGCTGAGGTATACCAGATTATTACGTATAATGAGATTATCGCCAGCCGATGCAAAGAAAATCGTAATTCCATTTATTCCGGCATGATGCACAGTATTTTTTTCGACAACGCTATTGGTTGTATATTCAATCTGAATACCGTCGCTGTCCGTGTTGTAAACCAGATTTCCAGACATCAAACCGCGATTGACCCTCAGAAAATACATACCAAATTGATTGTAGGTATACGTCATAATGCCAACATCGTGAACGGTGTTGTTTAGAAATTGCACATCAGTTGGACCCGGATAAGTCGCGTTAGCCGCAACAATTCCCATGCGCCCATTGGTGCAGGCGCAGTTATACACAGTGCAGTTTTGAACAATAATGTTGTAGCAAGCTGCCGCCGCGCCATCAATATTGATTCCGTGGGCATTGTTGAACGGCGTGCCTAATGTCTTGTTTCCTTCCGCCGTGCAGGTGTCTATCGTTATATCGTGTCCGGTCGCCTCGATGCAGTACGCTAGGTTGGTCTTGTGTTCCTGCGACAAGGTGTGAATATTTTTAACGGTCACATAATTCCCGGTAATATACACAGCCCGATTGTTCGCACCTACAGGCGATTGGATTAGGGGCTGCGCTCCACTACCATAAGCATCAAATATAAGCGGTTTCCCCGCTGCGCCCGATTGGGTTATTAATAGTTGCGTTGTGCTCCAAGCCTCTCCTCTCTTGAAACAAATCGTTTCACCCGCATTGAAAGTTGATCCGTTTACTTTGGCGATAGTCTGCCAGGGTGCGGCGGTAGACAATCCCGTATTGGCATCGTTTCCGCCAGTTGCATCCAGGTAATAAGTCTTGGGAGCCGCTCCCTGGTTCAACACCACCGTCAACATCAATGCTGGGTCCAGTCCTGTGTGGCTCATGCCTGCACTCTCGCTTTCCAATCTTCCAATGCCTTGACCCGCGCTTCTGCTTCGGCCAGGCGTGCGATGATCGGCGCAAGGTCAACGGGTGGCACAACTGGGGGAACTACGGGGGGCGGCGGGGGCGTGACCCCGGACCACTCGCCGGGTGCGAACACCTTAGCGAGTTCCACAAGTGAAACGTCAATGTCAACGGGCCGCGCTGCCCCTGCCGTGTTGTAGATGCCGGGGACAGTTACCGCGTCCGTCAGTTGGAGCATCTCGGCGCGTTTGTTGCCAACCCATTTCGGGTTGAATGACTGCGCGTCGATGAGCGTGCTGAGCGCCTCCCAAGTCATCACCTTACCCTTTGAGCCAGTGTAAACAGGGGTGGTGTAATCAGCTAACCACTGAATTTGATTAGCCAGGAACGTGTCAAGCTCAGGGCTGTAAGCATCAACAACCCACTTGGCGGTGTATATCCAAATAGGAACTTGGCGCAATATGCCAGCCGCTTGATCTTCCTTGATGCGCTGCATGAGGTCAGCCGCGCTGTCACGTATCCACAAGGGCGGGATGCGTAGCGCCGTCCCTGGGTTGCTGTAATATTCGTTGTACCGTACCCACCACCGTTCAACGTCAATACAAATTGCATGGTAGGTTTTGTTCTTCAACGCCTGCCGTAGCGCTAACATGCGCGGGTCGCCTGAGTTCGGATGTAACTTGTGGTCCTGCCAACTGCCCCCGTTCACGCTGGTATAGTTTGGGTTGTCGAAGATATAGCAGGCACACGGGATATTTAATAGATACGCCAACTCGACATTATCCGCAAGTTTCGGATCGCAAAACTTGTCTACGCTGTCGCCCACGCCCCACGCCTGATCGTCAACCTCACAGGCTTTGCAGGCCAGGGCGTTGATATGTCCCTTCAAGTCAGCAGCCGTCAAAACGGGCTGGTAGTCTGATACGTCAATGAATTTTGGGTAGTTCATGCTGTTGTGTCCTTATGATTTTTACACCGACAAAAACCGATCAATCTGGACCGTTCCACTATCAACCCTGATCGTCAGGGTATGAACTCCACGAACTAGCGCCGTGGTTGTCAGTTCAATTCCTGGCCCGTAATTCGTCAGGTCCAATTGTGTCCATGCCCCGCCGTCAATCTGCCAGGATATAACTCCATCAACCGTCTGGATGCCACAAGATACAAATGTACCCGTCCAACTTATTGTGCTATTGGCGACGGTCGATCTACGCGAGGTTGTTGAAACGGTTGTCCATGTTCCAGTCTCGCCCTCGTTATCCGTTCCGTTTCGTACAATCGGCGCGTTCTCAAAGTCTGCGCAATCATATAACCTGGCGGGTAGGACCGGCATCGTTCCACCGTTGACGGCGCTTGCCATCGTTGCTTCCAAAACCGTCGCGGCGAGTGCGTGTCCTGTTGCCGTTGGATGCAAAGTATCTGTCATGTAAGTGGCAACATGCTCACCGCCCGCAACGGCAGATACCAGCGCATCAGCAAAGCTCACAAATGCCACGCCGTACAGGTTGCAAAGCGCCTTCCAGCGGTCGTGTATATCCTGGTTGAGATTGGTTGCGTCGTCCACAGCAGGATCACCTACTCGCGTGAAAGCAATAAAAACAATCCGCGCCAATGGTAAAACCGTCCTGATCCGTCTAATCAGTGCCTCGGCAGTTTTAGCATAGAATTCGGTAAAAGCATCGTTCACGGCAAATTCAACACACACGGCATCAGGGCTGTTCGCGGTGATCACCTCCAATTGAGAAGCCAGAGCATACCAGGAGGTTGACCCGCCAATCCCGGCGTTGACCGTACTGAGTAAGCTGGGGAATGGTGAATGAGTACGAATATAATCATTCGTCGTATTGACATAGATAAAATTCGCCGTGATCGAGGTTCCCAGGAAAGCATCGTTACGGGTCAAGTAATTAGAGCAGAAAAAAGGAACCGATGGAATTTCCAGAGCCTCCTGTCGATAACATCCCCACATAAGTGTTGTTGATAATTGCGGAATCCGAAACGGTTTGGTCCGTTCCGACTTGCGTGTTGTTGTACCATGACTGGAAGGTGGTATTGGCGGTTCTGCGAATTTCAATAAACGCCCCGGCCACATAAGCCACGTCATTTGTTGCGAGAACGGTATAAGTATTGTTGACCAACTTGTACAACACCAACCGAATATAGCCCGCCGCATATAAAAACCCTACCGCGAATACGCCCGATACTGGCGCGGCGGTGTTTCCTGCCAGGAACACGCCTTCAAAGGTGTTGAGTTCTGCCAGGGTCAAAGCACCCTTTACTGTGATGAATTTTTGTGCAAAACTAAACCCCGCGAAAACTCCTATAATTTCCTTGTCGGAGAAATCATCATATAGGGTTGTGCCTGCATCGTAACATCCTACCCTGATTTGGGGTGCCGCCGCCGTTGCAAGGTAATGAGTTTTATATTGTGTCCACGCTACATCGGCAGGAAAGAAATCCACTCCCAGAACACTTCCTGGTGTAGTTTGATAACCTGCCGTAGCCGATCCTTTTTTGGCCCAGAACGTCAGCTCGTGGAACTTCCCAATTGTCGTTGCAATTGCTTGATAGACCGTCCCATAATTACCGGATGCTAACGTCACCTGCAACGCCTTAGTGCCTGTCCCGCCAGTTCGTTCGTCTGCAACCGAGGCGGGGGTAGCCGTAATTGTGTCCCATCCTGTAGGTGGTGATCCAGTTTCCATGTTGCCATTGGAAAGCGACTCGGTGCCTAGAGTTGGGATATTTACCGCTACCCCGCCAACAATCGCCCAGGATGCTCCGGTAAATCCCGGAATACCAGGAAAATCCGAGAAGTCTAAAGATAATGGAGCTTGCCCGCCGCCCTCAACAATCGTTGCCGTTAATCTGCTCATATCGCCCTCACTACATCGGGGGTAACTAACAAGGTTCCATTTGCCACGGGTTCAGCAAAACCAATTGCGGGAATAATGCACTCGATCCCCCAAAGATATTCAAGCGCATCCCGCCCAACGGCAAAGTCAATTGTGGAGGTGTCAGCCTTCAGCCATTCAATATCAAAGATGCCGTTGGTGGGGTCTGACAGAGTTATTCCGCTCCCGACCGTCTTGGTGATGAGTGCGCCAGTATCCACCACAACCGACCCGGCAGGATACCAGCCAGGGATAACGCACAATTTGACCGTAGCTCCAGATAGGTCTACAGCAACGCCTGAGCGCGTCACTGTAACCCTGTCTACCCGATATTCCCCGCGCTGTAATGTGATTTGTGTCATGTTATATCCTTATATCCATTATCCATTGCTCATCAAGCGCTGTTGGTCAAGCTGCTTTTGCATCCGCGCCACAATAAATTCGGTAGGGTCAGGCTTGCCAATGGTCATAGCGCAGGTCTGCCCGTTGTCGGTGTAGTCCGTGCCACTGATGAGGAATGTCAGCCCCGCACCACTGAGATCGTTTAGCCAGTTCTCAATCTTGACCCGCTTCCCGGGTAGGATTTGCGAGGCTGGGACGGGTTGCCCCGACTTGGCACGGATCGAACCAGCTACGGTAATAGTTCCCGTCGCTTTCCATTGCGGGTCTTTGAGCATCGCGAGCCAGCGCCCGGCCTGATATTTGGCATTGGCGAGGCTGGTAGTTGGCAGGGTCAACCACAATTCACGCTGGCCGTAATTGGTGATGGAGCTGGCATCTTTCAGCGCTGCGTCATCGTCCGGCGTGACGTAAACTGGCCGGCCGGTTGTGTCCTGGTATTGCACCCCGATCCAGTTGCGGATCGCGTCAAAGTCCTGGGAGAATGAGAGACCGCCAGTGCCGAGTTTGTCATCTACCCTTAGCGCATAATCGTAATCAGTCAACGCGGGAACCTGCTCCAATACTAGACCCGGTTTCCCGTCGCTAAAGTCTGAGCTAAACCCCACGTAATAGCCCCAACGATTGAAGGAGGTATCACCCGTGGTTGCTGCTGCCGCGATTTCATCGGCCAGGGTTTGCGGCGGATCGCTGATGAACGGAACGAGCGATAATGTCTCAGCGCCTATCTTGGTCAGGTCCGTGGAGATGGGTGATACCATCGCGGCAATGTCCTTGATAATCTCCTGGGCGTTGATGTTACCGACTTCGGTATAAACCACCACGTTAGCTACATCGCCGTACATAGTCCCGTCAGTAGCGGGTGTTTGCGCCGCGCCCGACTTGAAAATCAAGAACACCGATTGAGTGGGTGTAGCAATCGTGCCGCTATCCCAAGATACCCGCGTGCCTGGGGTGGCATTTGAGGCTGTGCGATTTAGCAGGTTTGTAGCACCGGTGACACTGTAAAGGTTCAGTTCCCAGGCTTGCGCCCCTTCCTGCAAGTCATAATCCAGGGTGATCCTTTTGATGGTCTGCCCGGTTGGGGCGGTGTAGATCACCCGCACATAGTTCCCGTTGGCCCAACCTTTTTCAGCCCCGGCCGCGTCACGGATGGATGATGGGGTAAACCGTATCCGGTTGGTCCTGTCGATCTGGCATGATTTGAGCAGGGATATGTCGTTAGCGTCCGCTGCCGCCGTAGCCTCTGCCCAGGCGTTATTGTCTAGTCTGGTATCCGCCCACGGCTTTTGTGTCTTGCGGTTCATCAGGAGCCATGCCCACGCGCCCGCGCACGTGACGGCCATGCCCTGAGCGCCGCCACTAAGTGTCGGGGCTATCGAGGCTACATAGCCTTCCCATACCATGTGAAAGCCGTTCCATGCGGTGATGCGCTGCGCACCTTGTAGCGTCCAGGTAGAGGTAATATCACGCGGGACAAAGAATGTCATGCTATTGCACATCCCGCCTGGGTATTGATGCGAGAAGGTCAGGTCTTGGGCCTTGTCCAGACCGCCGCCATAAATCTCGGTTGTGCCTGTGCTGTAAGCCTTGATGACTATCTGGTTGTCATTCATGGGTTATGCCAGTGTGTAGCGAGGATTGATATTCGCTATGACTGTAAAAGTATCGGTCAATTCATGAGCGCCCCCATCGTTAGCGCGACAAAGCCACACGACATTATATTTGTTGGGGGATACGTCTATTGCATCGTTGCCATAAGTTGAATTTACAGCAGAAAATGCGCCGGAAACAATACTAACAGCTTGACTTCCCAACAAACGGAACTGTACGGCTCCAACCTGATCTATACGGATAACCTTGCCGGGTATAAACATAACAAAATCAGTCTTTATTTCTCCTGACGTTGCGGTTTCAATATACTGTGCTAAGTTTCCATACTCTGACTGCAACAATAAATTACTGTAATTGTCTACGGTCATGTCGCCTAAATAGTACCAGGTGTAAGCCGTCGGTATTGTCGTAATAACTTTTGTAGCAGTTCGCGCCAATACCCCTACAGTTGCATCTAATTCGCAATATAGCGATAATGTACCTGCTCCTGTTGAGTGTCCTATTCTGGCAAAACAATATAGTTTTCCGGTCATCTGGTAACTTTTGAATACCGATAGACTATACGAGGTTATTGTATGAGAACTATCCCCGGCATAAGCATCTCCCGATGCATTGCCAACATCCGCAGTACCCGATAAATCATTATAATTTTGAGTTGATGGTAAGGTAAAGCTGTCTTTGGGCGATAACATAACCCACATTGATTTATAGTTGGCCGCTGCAGTAACCGTTACCCGCCATTCAGTATTAGCTTCTGCACTTCCTGGTATCCCGCCTGCCACGCACCAATTGTCTCTGGTTGCATCGTCGCAGTTGTCCACAACCCCGTCACCGTCTTTCGTCCACAACCACGGGATAGACGATACCCGCCCGCCGGCATTGATGATGCTGTACTGCGCGTTGTAGATCGCTAAGGCTTGCGCCGCGGTCAACTCAGTTGCGTAAACATCAAAGCCTTTGAGGATACCGCCCATCAGCCCATTGGCAGGGTTGGCAGACCCAATCAGCAGCAGGGATGAGTTTACCGGCGTGGGTGGGGTATAAGTAGCGCCCGTGGCGATGTTTACCCCGTTGCGGTAGATGTTCAGCCCGGTTGGCCCCCAGGTTGCGGTGATGTAAATATTGTCATAGGCTGCCCAGGTGGTTGCACCGCTAGAGATGGTGTTCGTACCGTCCGTCAGATACCACTTGTTATCGGCGGTCTGGAAGTACAACTGATGCCCATTCGCTGAGTAATCAGGCTTCCACAGGCTAAAGAAATATTCGGATGCCAAAATGTTGTTAGCGTACCAGGGCTGGTACACGATACTTACCCCGCCCGCCGCCATGCTAACGATGTCCTGGGCCTGCAAGGGTAGCGCAGGCTCAACCCGCTGGGTGGTTGATGCGTGCGCGGTCGTTGCCCAAACACATCCTAACTGATCGCCGTAGCATAGCGGGGTGTGGTGAGTGTTTTCCTCAAATTGGAACCCGCAAAGGTAGATTGTCCGCCGGGCAACGATGTACACGCCCGTTGCTTTTGCGGCTGAAATGCCCGTGATGTTGTCCGAGTATGCCAGCCAAAGGCCGTTACCCAGGCTTACAAACGTGGGCGCTTTGACCGCATCATAGTAAAACGACATGTCCAGGTTGGAAGGCGTCCCGCCGTCTGGGAGGTAGATATATGCGCTCAGACTGTGCTTATTTGTGTTGCCCGCCGCGATGGACTGGTAAAAGGTGCGGTCGGTCGTGGTTGCGGTAAGTTTCACACTGCACGATAAGCCTGGCAGAATAAACGCGGGGTCCGTGTTCTTGGATACAATCAGATCAGCCCCGCCAGCCGTCCAGTTATTGTTGTAGGTGGCATTGCCAAACGCGGGATTGGTCATCTTGTTGTATGTTCCCTCGAACATACCCAGCCCCCGCGATGTCCCGTCTACCGTGCCGTAATTGTCCTCTATGATCGCGCCGGATGCGTTGATAAGGCGCTGTTTCAGCCCCACCGCGAGAGGTTTGATTTCCAGGGTGATCGTCACCCAAAAGCCCAGCCCGCCCGTTGTGGTATATTCCGATGACACCCCGCCCATGTGCGCGGTAACGATCTCGTATCTCAGCGGTGCTCCCAACTGCCCCCAGGATGGAACGGGGATGCTGGTATTGTGGCGATATTCCAGGTACAGCGGATCGATCGATTTCGTTTCGATGAATGACGCAAGCAGCCGGGCGTTTGCGTGCGCCGCGTTGATGGTTGTGCTTAGTATGCGTACCGTGAAACTGAAATCCCGGTCATGGTCAACGTAGGAAACTAATGTACCCCCGCCGGAAACATTGGCGCTGGTGCCGCTGGTGATATTGTTCTCGCGGTTGATAGCAGGCGGTGCGAAGTCCAGCCCCACCGAATAGGGTGCGCTGTTGAGTTCTCTTGATGCGTTTCCACGTACCAGTTTTACAGAATATGCCATGATTACATTCCTTGATAGGCCCCGCCAAATGCCGCTTTGAGTTTGTTGACAACGTCGTTGCCGTTGGCAGGCCCGTAGATGTTGACCGTGATCCCGCCCATGTGATTGGTAATTTGGTTGTTTGGGATGATTGTTCCGTTCACGCCAGGTCTGAATAACTCCGGCCCTCGCTCGCCAACCAAATACATATTCCCAGAACCTACTGGACCACCCCCCGCTTTACCAGGCCGATAACTCTTGCTCTTTTCTAAATCGCGTGCCGCTTTTCCAGGATCATACGCGCCGGTTTTTTGAATATCCAGCCCTTGCCCCCCGTTGAAGTTCCCGGAATAGTCGTTGACGAAATCATCCTGGCTTCCACCCTGGCCAGAATAACCACGCATTTCGATGTTTACGCCAATCGTTACTTCTTTGGAGGTGATACCTGCCAGGAAGTCACGGACGGCCTGGGTTTTTTGCATTGCAACATTCCATGTCTCATCGCCGTCAAGCCATGCCTGCTTGATGTTGTTCAGACTGTTGGCCGCATAAGCCGCTTTCTCGTCAACCTGTGATAGAGAGAAAGCGGACCCATCCGTAACTAATTTCATCTCGGCAGTTTTCCTGGTAGCCTCATCCGTAGCCAAGATATAAGCCTGGATGTTAGTGGGTATCGCCGCCCAACCAATAGCGGCCTCTTGTACTGCGGTTCTGGTGGATCTCACTGCGACCGTTAGTTTATCGGACGATACGGCTCCCAAGTCCTGACTTGAATTTAGTTGCGTTAATCCAATTGCATATTGATAGGCTTCAATCTTTGCATCCTGCATTTCGCGTGACAAATATTGGAGTTTCAAACCGCTAAATTGACTGGCTTTTGCCAATAAGTCTGTTCGGTCAATGCCATTATTGAAAGCGTCGAGTAAGTCACTCATAACAGGGAGAACCCCGTTGCCAATTGTTTCCTCAAAGTTCTTCCAGGCTAAATCTAACTTTTTTACCTTGCCGGCGTAGGTGTCAGCCGCCGCCGCCGCCGAACCACCAAATTCTTTATTTAGCTCACTTAGAATAATCTGTTGTGCTCCAAAAAGATCATTCTCGGCCTGTAAATTCTTGATCTGGTCTTTTTGGGTTTGGGAGAATGTCACTCCAACCCGCTGCAATGCGGTCATACCGGTAATAGGATCGTTTAGAGCCTTTCCAATCTGGACAATGCTACTCTGTAAATCCTGGCCCATCGCGGCGGACAAATCTAGCGCCGCCTGGGTAGCTGTTGGAAATGCCTGCTTCCCAATATTAGTAAAAGTAAGTAATACATTGGACGCTGATACGATCTCGTCATTATCCATAGCGTTCAGGCGGCCCATAGAGTTTGCCATTTCATTTATGGCATCCGCAGTCATACCAGACGCGCCGCCTGTCGATTTCAAAACAGCGGCAAGCTGGGCCTGTCCCTTTTGCGCATCAGCCGCCTCTTGGATGGAATCGCCTAAAACCTTTCCAAGCATGACAATTCCACCGGCTCCAGCCAAGGCCGCAACGTTCAAGCCGGTCAACCCCTGGACGCTATCGTTCAGGGTTGAGCCCATCTTCTTTAGCTTGCTCTCTGATTCCTTTAGACCAGTTTGGAGCTTGCTGCTATCTATTCCCAACTCGGCGTATAGTTCCGCGACCTTCGTGCCAGATGCCATTATCTTCCTAACTTTCTCCGGCTTGCATTCGCCTTATTGGTCCCGTCTACAATCTGGGTGTGTTCCGCAAGCGTCGCCATGTCCAGCCCGTCGATGTAGTCCAGCGTCCATCCGTAAGTCTCAGCCATTTGCCAGCGCATCAATTCAAACGGGACGGGCGCTTGTTCTTCGGTCAGGGCGAGATAGACGCGCTTGCTGAGGTAGGGTCCGCCAGCGGTTCCGTTGCCGTCTTGAAGAACCTATCTACAACCAGGCGGTAATCGGGCTGGGGCAAGTCCAATAATTCGTCAGCCGTCAGCCCGACCACCTGGGCAATAAGCGCATCTTCGCGGGGCTGGTCTTTGGTCGTTACCAATTCACGGTACTCGCGTATCGTGATCCGGCGCAGGTCCACCGTCAGCACCTTCCCTCCAGAAAGTGTCACGTCCATTAGTTCGTCCCTTCTACCCGCGTCCCGCTTTGCTGCCAGTCGCACGCCCACTTGGTGAGGTCCGCGTAGGCATAATCGAACTTGACGCCTTGCGAGTAGGCTGGCATGGAGTATCGCGCTTTCCCTGCCGCGGTTCCTTCGGGTGACCAGGCGATTGTGCCGAAGTAGCCTTCTTGCAGAACCGTGCCCATCGCCGTACCGTTGCCACCCGAGCCCGTTTGGAAGTTGCCGGATGCACTGGCCTTGCCGTCCTTCTGCGCGGCAAGATACACTTTGTTGGTATCGGCCCCGGCGGTTTCGTCAACCAGGTCAACCGAGGGGGTGTAGTTGAATGACAGGTAATCCCCATTCAATAGGGTGGTTCCTGTCCCATACGACCATTGAATAATCAGCGGTGTTCCAATGTAACCAGGCATAGCAAATCTCCTTAGATGTCCAAAATGATCCGATATATCCCGCCCATTGTGTAAATCGGGTTCTCGTTGGGCTGGGTTTCCACGGTTTCATAATCATCCTGCCGCATCATGGTTATGGTTGTCCACCCCGCGACAGGAATATTCACGTTATCCAAAAGGCTTGCGCATTTATCGTCCAGCGTTCCGGCCTGGTACTGCGTCGTGCCATAGGCTCGCACAAACTCCAAACGGTTGATGAGATCGGGCGTATTGCCAACGCGCCCGCCACCCTGCCAGGAATAGACCACATAAGGCAGGGTGATATTTTCAGGCGCTTGCATGTGATACACGCCCACAGTCCCCAGCCCCGCGTGTAAGACGGTGTAAAGCGCATCATTCAGGGCCACATCTACGCTCATTTCAATACGTCCTTCCAGGTGGATGCGCTTTCAAACTTAGAGCGAACCGCTTCAACGGCAGGGATGAGATAGGGGCGAGCCGCGACAAATCTTTGTACTCCCTGGCTTTTTCTAAATGGTTTGGTTAGATGCCCAAATTCGACGGCGGCGGCATAATCCATGTGTGGGCCAACACGACAATAGAACGGTACGCGCTTTACATCGGAAACTTTTATAGAGTTTTGAAGCGCATGAGTTTTGACAGGCACACGCTGTTTGGCTCCGGCCTCAATCATGTAAGCCATTGACAAGCCAATAGCGACCACATTGGAACTGAGATTCGCCGCGATCTTTTCGAGTACTGCCGTGTCTACCTTGACCGCCGCGCTCATAGTTTCTCCAAACTTACGCGCTTTACCGCAATCAATGAGCCTTCGGACACGCTCAGCACGTTGTAAAGCGCCCCGCCATAACTCACCCTGCTGGCCGTGGTGATAACTGTGTTGTAGGGAACTGTCAGCACTTCGGCCTGATAGGATTGGATAGCCCCGCCACTCACGACTTCCTGACCCGTCCTGTAATCTAACCGGCACTTGACCGCCGCGCTTGCAGTTGTCCAGGTATCGGTGCTGCCGCCATGCCCATCCGGGGCGCGTGACACACTCAGAATGTCACAGGTGTCCGGCAACAAGTCCAGGATCGCCGCCCTCAGTTCGGCAAGCTCATTGGCGGGTAGCATCACATATCCCCCCGCTCGGCGTAGATCACATTGGAGCCGCTCATGCCCTCATACATCGCGGCCATTTCACGCGCCTGGATGATGAGCTGCGAACGTTTCAAGTTGTGGTTGTCCGTACTCACATCGTAGGCACTGGCGTAGTGCGCGGCCTTTTGTCGCCATACCTGCCCGGCTGCCGCGTTCATGTCGTAGGTGTAGCCGCGCAGGGTGTAGTATGCCGCCTTCTGATCGGCCAGGAATGTGATCTCTCCAATGTCCGGCGCGAAGGTGTAAAGCGTTGAACTTACCACCGCCGCGTTATAGTCCAGGACTTCCGCGCCGCTTTCCCACTTGCGCATGCACGTCTTGTAAAGGGTGTAGCTGGGAAGGTTGCCCGGCGCGATGGTTAGAACAGCTTCTAGCGGCAGTTGGTTTTGATACTTGCGGTTGCGGTCCAGGATGGTTTGGATCTGGTCATCATTCCAGTAGGAAATACTTCCAATGCTGTAATCCGCCGGGGCCGTGTTGGTCATCCCGCGAAGTTCATCTACCAATATCTGCATTGTGGATCGCATCGCACCTCCTAAACCCTGAACTTCATAAAGTCGTCGGCAAGGTCGATCTTCATCAGGTCCAGCCGTTTTTCGGGCGGCATTACCCCGTGATAGCCCTTGACGATGGGTTTCTTGACCATGTTGACATTGACCGTCGCGTTGTAGGCATCATCCACGCAGTGAACCAGGTCGCGGTACTTAGGACTGGCTGTTAGTTCGTTGAAAACGGCCTGCTCGATGAAACGAATATCAGTAGGCCAGGCCGCTAACCACTCATCAAAGAACATGCGCACCCTGGACGAATTGCGAATGTACATCACGCCTACGTTCATGTGAGGCGGGACTTGATGAAGTTTCAAGTACGCGCTTTTGTCAGGGGTATGCAGCACCGCACCAATGTACTTGTCAGCCGGGAGCGCGTTGCGCAAATCAGCCTCAAAGTCCATGATTGCCGCGTCGCTGTCAATCCATACGACATACTCATACTTGGCCTTTAGCGCGTCGATGATGAGCCAAATCTTTGACCATGCGCCAGGCTTGTATTCTGGATGAATGTCGCCGTAGATGGACCACAGATCGAACTTGTGCGCCCGTGCGTAGGCCATGTGACGCGGCTGGGCCAATCTCTGCATGTCGATGAATGACAACGACCAGGGCATCTGCCATGAGTTTGTAGAGGTACATTGTTGGATGATGAGCGCGTCGTTCATAGCGCCGCCTCGATCTCTGCCAGGACCGGGACCCAATGCTTGAGGTAAACCGCGTCCGCGTCGTAGTTCTCATGCACCCACTTGACCGCCTTCGCCGTGGGCGTTGGCTTGCGGTATTCGGCCTCAATCGCCAGTTCAACCGCACGCACGTGGGGACGATATAGAAAGGCGTAGTAAGTCGAGTACTGCGCAAAGGCGTCCTTGCGGTCAATCAGCCGCCCAGCGTTGACCAGTTCAGTCATTGCCGTCCAGTCACCGGCGATCACCGGGCAGCCGCAAGCCTGCGCCTCGATGATGGGTATCCCAAATCCCTCGCCTGCGCCGACCGCTAGAAGAACGTCCAGGGAGCTAAAGACCTTCGCCATGTAATCACCAGGAAAGCCCATGTGCAGGCCGTACTGGTTGCAGAACAGGTAATCTTGTTCCTCTACCAGTCCCAGCGCACGCATGTACTCAGGCAGGTTGACCAGATCGCCGCCGAACATGCCGCTTTCGGTTTGGAGCCACAAGAACATATTGGAGTGACGGCGCTTGCAGTTTGCGAAGGCCGCGATTTGCTCCACGAAGTTTTTCCGGGATGGGTTGCCCTTGTTCATCGCAACGATCCCGCAAATAAACTTATCCTCTGGCATACCCAACTCTTTGCGGCAGGCCGCTTTATCGTGCGGGAACATCACATCCTTTTCGAGCGACATGGGGATATAACTGCAATCCATTCCCATCAAGTGAGTTTGGGCTACCCCAAACTGGCTCATTGCGATGCGCTTCCATGAGCTATTGAGTTTGGTGCGAATGATTGGCGGCATGGGTTCATGGTCAACCGGATACCATGCTACCCAATGTAATGACAGCGGGTAATCCTCAGCGGGTAAGCACCAAACATCAGTGAGCGAGATGCCGAACTGCGCCCCGAATGCCTGAGAGTGGGGTACAAACACATCCCCACCATAAGGACTTGCTCCATGCGGCATACAGGTTACGTTATCGGAAACTTTCATCATCCCGCTTTCAAGCCCAGGCGCACAGATGATACCCGCCTGGTGTCCCGTGGTTGGATTTGCGATTCGGTGTACGTTGATCCTGGTTTGCTGTCCGTAGCCGGATGGCGCCCAGGGCGCGTTAGATAGCCATGTAAATTTCATAACTGCTCACCTCCATGAGCATCCTCCCAAACAGGGCGGGGAAGCGCGGAGGGAGGGCTGCGCTTGTCAGGCACGTGACCCTATCCCCGCCCATAATCATTCTTAGGTGATCGTTCCGAGCAGGTTGTAGCCGAACGATGAGCGCCAAACGCCCTTCCCGTAGATCATGGAGGCGTTCAGTTCGTACCCGCCACCACCGCGAGAGGCATCCCGCTGCGCTTCAATGCGCAAAGCCCGGCGAATGTCCACCGCGATTGCCTGGGGCGAGAAGATGCCCCCACCGACCGCCTGGGTGACGTTGCCGTCCAGGAACATCGCGATCCCGCCGAAGTTGCCCATGAAGTAGGGCGACTGCGCCAGTTCGTTCAGGTATGCCGGCGCGTTCAGTGGGAACGGGACGGACGCGCTGCCCACGGTCCCCAGCCCGTACCAGTGCATCGGGTTGATGACGCAGACATACGGCATCGGGGCGAGGTTGGCGCGCAGTTTCATCGCGGCGTACATGATGTTCGCCCAGGTCAGCATGACGGTTCCGGTACCCACGGTTCCCGCAAAGGACGAGAACAGGGCGCACAGATCGGTGTCAAGTTTCTGGCCCAGGATGCCGCCCAACTCACCACCGGCGAGGGTTGCGATCTGAGGATCGCTGTCGCGGGCGGTATCGTTGACGAAGTACTGAGCGTAGATGATCGCCGGGGTAACGGTCCCGCTGGCGGTTCCAGCAAAAGCCTGGTTTGCGCCATCGCCAGTTTCAGCTAAGGTCTGAGCGGTTCCGCCCGAGGTCGTGCCAAAGATGCGAGGCATGAGGCCGGAGCCGGTCCATGTGGTTACGAGTTGAGCCATGATGCCCTGTTCACGGGCAGTCAGGTAGGATGCCTGATAGATCGAGGGCATGAGGCTTGAAAATGCAGCATACGTAGCTTCGGAAGCCATGAGGTTTTATCCTGTTATTCGTTGATTACAAATCCCCCGCCCGCCTCGCCTTTGGCTGCTAATCCCCATACGTTTGCGCCGCCGTGATGTATGCGTTGTAGCATTTCGTTCTCTGTGTTCTGCGGTGTGGCGTTTGGTCCTGGGTTGGTCACAATACCGGGGCCGGGCTTGGGTTGTTTTGGTAGGGTTTCAAGGAGGGCTTTGGCATCCGTTTCAATGTCCGCTTCTGTGTCACCATTCAGGCGGCTGGCCAACTTGGGGTCTAGCCCGATCCGCTCAGCGATGGTGCGTTTCAGGTCCAGCAGTTCGCGGTTTTTGAGTGCGCCTTGCAACTCAGCCAACTTCGCCTCGTTTGCTTTGGCGACTTTCTCCCACTCGCCATTCTTGGCGGCTGCTTCCTGGGCGGCACGGTCAGCGGCTTCTTGCACGGCCTTTTCTGACTTGACCTTTTCACGCCCTAAGCGATCCTTGATGATTTGCTCTAGTTCCGCCTCGGTGTAGGTTTTGCCCCCAGTTGTTACCGGCGTGGTGGCCGTTGGCTGGACCTGCGAGGTTAGGGTAAGAGCGGGAGTAACGTTCGGTTGATCTGACATGGTTTCCCTTTATCCGGTTTATGCCGTCTTGGTGGACGGAGGGTGAAAACGAAAAGCGCCCGTTTCTGATTGCTCAGAACGGGCGCGTGTGCGGCGGTTCAGCCTGTGTCCGGTGGCCTTGCGGCGAACGGGCGTTTTATTGAGTTAATATCATTATACACGCACTGACAACAATCACTCGGTAACAACCTCCTCAGTGCACCAACGCTTTTCAATCGCCTTGCAGATCATCAACAAGGCGCGGCGAATCATCAGCCAGAAATCGCGGTCAGACATACTTCACCATGCCGTCCATCCCCCATCCACGATCAGGTTTTGGCCTGTCATGTAACTTGATAAGTCACTGGCAAGATAGCCAATCGCGCCCTTGAAATCTTCCTCGGTCGCCATGCGCCCAAAGGGGGTAAGTGTAGTATAGGCATCCACGAAACTAGCCGGCTGGCCCCTGAGTATCCCGCCTGGGGTTATGGCGTTCACGCGCACCCGTGGGGCCAGATTTGTTGCCAGGTAGCGTGTAAGTTGCAACAGACCCGCCTTGCTTGCGCCGTACGCGGCAGGGTTGCCCATGTTCGTGTTTTGGTAAAGCGACATATTAGGACCAACCACGCCATAGATCGATGAGATATTGATAATCGTTCCATGTCCTGATTGGGTGAGCATGTCATCAAATATCTGACTGAGGATAAACGGTACAGTCAAGTTTAGTTCCAACGCCTTGCGCCAGGTGTCGGCGCTTTGTTGGTGGAACGGCACGCCCCACCCAGACAGTAGGGATGTTCCTACCAACGCCGCGCAGTTTACCAGGATGTCAAGCCGCCCGTGACTTTTGGTAATCAGCCTGGGAAGTTTGCGAATACTGACCTCATCCTGTAAATCCATGATAATCGTGCTATCGTGGCAATCAACGCTTACCACGGCAGCGCCCAACTCGGTCAATGTATCGCAGATCACGCCGCCCAAATGACCAGTCCCGCCAGTGACTAGGGCAACGCGATCAGTCAAGTCCATCATCTGCGTAAAGGTTCTCACGCCTTGACCCTCATAATGAGCCGCAAGGTTTCCAGGGCTTCGGCGCTATCAATCATGCGATCCTCATGGATGCAGTCGATAAAGTATTGCAACTCGCGGATATACGCTAGTTTCAATTCGTCCCGCGTGCCGCAGTATAAGCACTCCCATCGGTTTGCATCGTTGGAGAAATGATGCACCAGGTGATCCATGCCGTTCCAAGCTAACATGCCATTCTGCCCGATGATCTTTAGCATCCGGTAGGGTTGGTGCTGTAAAAAGTCAAGATGGATGGACCCAATCGCGCCCGAGTTGAATTGGAGAATGATCTCGGCCAAATCTTCAACGTTTGTATCCAACTCGCTAATGTGGTTATAAAGCGCGTTTACGGCCTTTACGTCACCGCCAAACCAGCGCACATAATCTAATTCGTGACTTAGCTCAAATATCGCGCCGCCGCCTAATTCACTTCTTGCGCTTACGCCAATCCTGTAGTCTACCCCTGGTCGCCAATCGGGTAGATACTGCCCAACCTCAGCACGGATAGACAGGATGCGCCCAATCAAGCCCTCATCAATGGCCTGTTTTACTGCAATAAGCGGCTCATAAAATCGGTACTGATACCCAACCAATAACACTAGCTTTCTCTTGGTGCATAGATCGAACAACTCAGTGACGCAATCCCATCTGTCCGATAATGGTTTCTCGATAAACAAATGCACGCCTTGTTCTGCCAATGCCAGCGCGGTGCAAATGTGCATACTCGCCGGATTGGTGATCAGCGCTGCCCGTGGGTTGTCCCGCAAGGCATCAGCAAGCGAATACACCACCCGATCAACGCCCTGTATTGTTTCCTCGCCTGGGGCATGTCGAAGCACAGTTATTCGCGCATCCGACTGAATAGCGCGAATGTTTTGGATATGCCGTTTGGCAATGCTTCCATATCCGCAAACGAGAAACTTCATTCGCCCACCAAATCCTTTAGACTGCGCTCTGTGCGCATCATGCCGTATACATCATTCGGTGTTTGCTGCGGCAGGTCCGCAAGTTTGAACTTGCCATCCTTCCAGGCTTGCCACTTCGTATCACCCAGCGTCGCCTTTTGCTGTTCCTCGCTCTGATTGGCGAACCAGTCCGCCCCCTGCTCGATATAGTTTGTTTGTCCTGTCAGCATAGGGATGGGCGTACATCCTCCGTTGTGATGATCGTCTAGCGGTTCGTCTAGCGGGTGTTCTGACCCGTGCATGACCACACAAGCAGGGCAAGCGTTTGCTAAATCGGCGTACCAAACCCAATAGCCAACCACATCATTGTTAGCGACATACGAGGCTCTTGATGCCTCGCGGTATGACCACAACTGGACGGTCCTGGTCATGCGCAGACTGTCAGTCAGCGCCATGCCTAGCGTGTTCGTGATGCCCGCCGCAATCACCTTCGGGTTTTGCCCCATGCCCACGCCCTCAATCAGTCGTTCGCTGACCTGGTCGGCGGTATATCCCGGCATTCCATCCAGGCGTTTGTAGAGTGGGCCACGGGGATCAAGGAAGCCGACAAGTTGAGTAATGATGTCAGGAGAGAGCGTCCTAAATTGAGCTGATATTCCTGCAGATTGAGCCGCAATTTTACTAAGTTGACGCGCATCAATCTCTCCGAACGTAACTGCCTCGTGTGATGTAGTTTGTAATTCGACCTGCATGAATGTTGCATATTTATCAAGCTCCTCTTGCGCCGTTTCAATCGCGTCCTTGTACTGCGCCATGCGCACCAGTTCCCCGCGTGTTGGGACACGATCCAGGGTGGACAACTTGACGGCAAGCGCATCCGCCTTGGCTTGCACCGCGTTATGGATGGACACGAACGCCCGTACCAGCCGCTCCAACTCGGCCGCCTCGCGGAAGCGCTGAGCCTGGCGCAGTCGTTCCACCTGGCGGATTAGCGGACTGGTGTTATCGTTTGGCAGGGTCAAGGATCACCTTATCTTTGTGCTCTAATGCACGTTCATACTTGCGGAAGGTGAGGAAGTCCACCTCTAGCAATTTGCGCTCACCACAAGCACAGATGCCAACCGCGCAATACCACTCTTTGTACTGGATGACGCGAAACATTTCAAACGTGTCATCCAAAACAAACTCGTGAACGTGGGCGGTATCCATGCTACATCGACGCGATACAAGCCAGGGTGACAAGCGCAATAAGCGGGCCGAGAACGATCACGGCCAGGAACACGAACAACTTACCCGCCCGTTGGTGCTGTTTGGTTGTATGCATTCATGCCTCCCTGTTGCATGTTGTTGCCCATCGGCGGGGTGTTCGCATTATCTACACCCCCGTTCTTGTTGAACGCATTGAGAAGGAACGCGCCAATGTTGTCACTGGACTGCTTCTCCTCAGCCATGCGGTCAAGTTCCTGCTGCCAGTCTCGGCCTAAATTCTCTGATGCGGTCTGGACACTTTCCGCGCCCATGCCCACGATAACCTGCTCCGTCTGAGCCTGTTCCATAGAGTTCACGGGTACAAAGTCCTCCCACTTCACGGACACAGGAACGGGGGTAAGACCCACCATGATCTGCAAGCGCCGCGCTAAATCCTCGATAGCATCACCCATCAACTCGCGCTTTGTGTCGATCTTGTTCACGTTATCCTGGTAGAGCACCCTTAGCGCAAAATTGGTCAGGCTGCCCAGCTTGTCAGCAAGCGAGTGAATGTCAACTGTTCTCGCGCCGTCCATAAACACGGCCTTCTCCCAATTGACAAACTCACGGGCGGCGACTAGATCACCCAATGCTGGCTCTACGTGCATCTCTCCATTTTCGCCCATGTGGATTAGCTTGTCAGGACCAGCGTCAATGGATTCTGGCTTGTTCGGTCCCTTGCTCCAAATGCGCGGGTTGGACAGTAGCCGGATGTTCTTGCGGATAACACTCGCGTCTGCGTTGATTGCGTTTTGTAGCACCAACTTATCGTCAGTCAAGTCCGGCTCTCCGTAGCAATTCGCAACGGAAGGCAGGTTTTGCCAATGGAGCACGGGCGAGAAGGGCCAGCGCCAAACGACGGCAGGAGCCACGGCTACCCAACCCCGCCCGGTGCGTTCGATCCAGTCCTGGATGGTCCATCTCTCAGCAACAGCGCTCATGTCACGGGCAACAACCTTGCGATAGCCAACCTGCCGCCCGTCTTCGTCCATCTCGTAATACTGATGGGTGTATTGGATAACCACTTCATAGTCACCGTGCTGCGTTTTCATGGTGACAAGGCCGGGGTTCCAAACCAGGATGCGCGGGTACTGCTTGCCGTCCTCGCCAACGACAAAGGATGATTGTGGATCAAGTAAGAACCAATAACCCGTCCCATTCATGCCGGCAGCGAGGCAAGAGCGGTGGAAAAATATCTCCTCGTGATTGGCATCCAGGCAGCCGCGCAAGAAGTCACCCTCAGGCAGCGCAGTATCGCCATCCTCACCCTCAACTTCAAGGTTCACCCCGCCGCTAATCATCTGGGACACATTGCGGTCTATCACCAGCCCAAACAGGTTGATGGTGACGTTATCGTTGTACTGCCCATCCTTGCGGCGCAGGTTCTCTTTGTGCTTGCCGGCCCAATAGTTCTCGGCAGTCTCAGCGGCAGCGCTGATGGATGCACCAATGCGGGTTGTCAGATCGCCCATAAAGTTGTTATACATGTTAGAGATAAAGTTAGCCATAAGGTACTCCTACCAACCCACTGAGGATATATCAACGACTTCGGGCGGCGCACCCTGCCCGCTTAGTTCGGTCAAGCCCCACACCAGTGCGTCAACCCGGTCGGGGCTGTCCCCTTCTTTTGGGTCCCAGGTTGTCATTTGTGTTTCTAGCCCTGCGAGATAACCGACATGATGAACTTTGCCAAGTTCGTACAGCCCGACAATCGGCTCGGCGCGGGTTGTCTTGCCTTTGGAGGCATGAACCTTGATAACCCGCCCTTGATGACCGGCAGCGCGTAGGTTCGCCTCAACCAAATCGCCGCCCTGGTTCACCTCTGCCACAAATGCGCCGGCGGTATGCAGGGACAGTAAGCCGATTGCTTTCTTTGCCCATTCAAGCGGCGTATAAATTCCGCTCACATCACCCAAAACGTAATAGTGCTTATCCTGCATCCCAACCGCGATAATGCCAGTTTCATCACTTTGCTTGTTGGCTGATACTGCTGGGTCAATCGCAACGATGATGCGCTCCATCACTTCGGGCGGCTTCAATACCCGGTGCTGCTCAATCATCGCATCTTTCCACAACGCGCCCTCAACATCTTCCAGGATCTCGGCGTCGATCTCCTGCCGCCCTAAGCGCGTCCCCTCGTAACTGGTGATGATCGCATCAAAGAACGCTTGCGCCAGGTTGGAACGATTGTCGTATGTTGACCCGCGAGTAATAATCGCGTTCTTGTTCGCCACGATTTGCTTGATAAGTTTGGTTGGCTTTGGCGTGGTGGTTATCAACGTTTGCGGATTGTTGCCCAGCCGTAGCCCTAACATCGCCTGGGTGTGCGCTTCGGGATACTGCCATGCCGCAAGTTCATCCTCCCACAACTTCATGGACTGTTTCCCGCGCAAGCGCTCAGGCTCGGCAGCCGTAAAGACAAGCGATACAGCGCCATTGGGCCAGATCAATTTGCGCTCATTCTTGACATAACGCGGGCGCTCATGGGTTGGGCAAATCGCAAGTATCCCGCTTTCGCCCTCGATCATAATATCCCGCGCATCATCAGCCGTAGCGCCGATCATGTTGACAAACTGGTAATCCTTGACCCATTGGCGCACAGTTTCCGCGCCGGTGCGTGTCTTGCCAAATCCACGTCCTGCCAGGATCATCCAGGCTGACCAATTGCCGGGGGGTAACTTTTGCTCCGGTCTAGCCCACCACATCCAGGCATATTTGAGCGCCGCAAGTTCTGCGGTACTCAATGACTTTACGCGCTTCTCGCGTTCAGTCCTGGGGAGTGTCAGGAAGGAGCTTTGCAACGACAT